CTCTTAAGTTGTTCTCACTCACAGATGTCGACCCAGATATCGTAACCCTTATCGCACGTAACCAGGCTGACTCAATCGATGGTCTTGCTATGACAACCCTCCGTGGTGGCTCAAACGTCATCTACTCAGGTTCAACAGCAACATCAACAGCAACTGTTACAGCAGCAGCAACACTCTCAACAGCGAACATCGCTAAGGCAGTTGCTAAGTTGCGCGGTAACAAGGCTTCAGGTATGCGTGGTCAGGACTACTGGGGCGGAATCCACCCAGACGTTGCTGCTGACCTTATGCAGGAAACAGCCGGAGCAGGATGGGTTATCCCTAACGCTTACGGTATCTCACAGGACCGCATCTGGTCAGGTGAAGTCGGCCGCTACAAGGGTGTCTTCTTCGTTGAGTCACCACGTATGTACAAGGCTACAGACGGTGCAGCATCTGCAAAGGTGTATCGCACAATCATCGCTGGAAAGCAGGCACTTGCTGAGGCTGTGGCAGAAGAGCCACACACAGTTATCGGTCCAGTCACCGACAAGTTGATGCGCTTCCGTCCAATCGGATGGTACGGCGTTCTCGGATTTGCTCGCTACCGCGAAGAGGCTCTCTATCGCATCGAGTCAGGTTCATCAATCGCTTAATTGATTGACTGTGAAGCAGAGGGCAGGCCGAAACCGCCCCTGCTTTGCGGTAAGTTCATTAAGGAGAACTGATGCCAAACTATATCTTCAACCCGCCTACTAGGCGTGAGCGTCCAGCCAATACTCATCGGCTCTTCTCTTTCTTTAGCAGAGAGCAAGGCCTGACTGTGGTTCGCACTGGCTCAACCTATGCAATAGGCGAATGGTTTAACCAGGATGAGACAGATTCATTTGATGAATTTTGGCTAGGTGGTCACCAGCACGAGGTAACTGAGGCTACTCGTGAAGGACTTATCAATGCAGGAATCGGAATTACAACAGACAACTTCACAGCAATATAGGGGATAGTATGGAATGCAGTCACATTACCAAGGTACTCGAATGGGGTTTTACCAGTGACCACGATTTTATGGCGACACTATGGGGATGCGTGCTCTGTGACGCGACAAGCGATAAACCATTCAGAGACGAAGACGACATCGCAATCGACCACACCGCCTGTGACGACGACTGCTTCGGATGTAAAGCCAGAGGACTCCAACTAAACACTGGAGATGCTGGCCGAGATGTAGCCGCTAAGAAAGTAATGAGCAGAGTAGACTTCTACAAGCAGGCTAGGGCAGATGGCATTCAACCGAATGGCACACATCCAGTCCAGGTAGAGGCAGCATATAAGGCAAGTGAGAATCTAGGTCGTGCCTACGATGGAGGCACAATGACCAGAGCAGACAAAGTAACAAAGTCACTAGCATCAACAATCAACGAAGTGGAGAAGGCATAATGTCAGTTAAGGGCGAGAAGTACAAGTCAATGGCAATGAAGAAGATGCACGAAAAGATGGAAGGCAAGGCCGAGCGCAAGATGGAATACGGCGCTAAGAAGATGGTCAAGAAGGCTGTAGTCAAGAAGGCTGTTGCAAAGAAGATGGGCAAGAAGAAGTAATGAAGAAGCCAAGCGCTGCTCAGAAGAAAGTCGCCAAGGTTATGGGCGAGTTTAAGAAGGGCACACTCCACGCAGGCATCGACCCAAAGGGTCCTAAGAAGGCTAAGGTTGTTAAGAACAAGAAGCAGGCAATTGCGATTGCCCTCTCACAGGCAGGTAAGGCAAAGAAGAAATGACAGACCCACGACTAAAGCGAGCAGGAGTATCAGGCTTTAACAAGCCAAAGCGTACACCAAGTCACCCAACTAAGTCACACGTTGTTGTTGCTAAAGAGGGAGATAAGGTCAAGACTATTCGCTTTGGTCAGCAGGGTGTAACTGGAGACAGACAACCTACTAAGCGTCAGGCAGCATTCAAGGCACGCCACGCTAAGAACATTGCCAAGGGCAAGATGAGCGCAGCATACTGGGCTGACAAGGTTAAGTGGTAACAAGTAATGTCGGGGGGCAAAATGCAAGAGAGTGTGGCTATCGCCTGGTGCGATAATGGAAATGTAGATGGCAAGTTTATGCAGGGTGTATGTGATGTAACTCTGAAGTCAGGGATTACATTCGGCACAGCACTGCGCAGTAACGGAAACCAGATTGCTCGCCAGCGTGAGCAGGTTATCAATTACTGGTATGACGAGACTGACTACGAGTGGCTACTCTGGGTTGATTCAGATGTAGTCATAGATGTAGAAGGCTTTATGAAACTCTGGAACCACAAGGACCGCGACTTGCGCCCTATGGTGACAGGAGTTTATTTTACATCCAATGAGCCAGAGTTACCACTGATGGACCCAAGGCCCACAGTATTTAATTTTGCACCAAAGGAAGATGGAACCATTGGCATAGTCAAGTTACATCCACTTCCTAAAGATAAGTTTATGCAGGTAGGCGCAGCAGGTATGGGATACATCCTGATGCACCGTAGCGTGGTCGAGAGACTGCGTAAAGAACACGGAGATGTACGACTCTTTGCCGAGCAGGGCAAGGGAGATACATTCATCGGTGAGGATATCTACTTCTTCGCGCTCTGTGCTAAAGCCAATATCCCACTATGGTGCGATACATCTGTACTCGCCCCACATATGAAAAGATTCTCGTTCGATGTGCATTACTACAATGCACTATACGGAGGAAAGAGGAAGTAATGACAACTACCCTAAGCAATCTGATTGATGAAGTTCAAGTCAGTCTTGCTGGCTACACATTCCAACAGGATAGAACTACCTATCTTCGTTCGGCTGTGACCACAACGACTTCATCTTCAGCATCCCCGCTTATCCTAAGCCTAGGCTCTACTGACAACGTAGGCAAGGGTGTCGTTGAAATTGACGAGGAGTTGCTTTGGGTTGATTCATTTGACCGCGTTGCTAACACAGCGACCGTTGCACCTTATGGACGTGGCTACTACGGCACCACAGCGGCAACACACTCAGCCGATGCGAAGGTGACAATCTCTCCTACCTTCCCACGCGCTAACATCAAGAACGCTATCAACGATACCATCAAGGGTCTTGGCGCTAACATCTTTGCAGTCAAGACAACTTCCTTTACATACAATCCTTCGGTTCAGACTTACGCACTTGCTAACCTGAACATCAAAGATATCTTGAGAATCTCTTATGAGACAATCGGACCATCTAAGACTTGGCAAGATATCAACTCTTACTCATTTGACCCACTTGCAGATGCTGAAGCATTTGGCTACGAGACTACTGACCAGGTGCAGACAATCACACTTGAGCAGGGTGTCCAGCCAGGTCGCACAGTCAAGGTGATGTACGTCACTGACCCAGTTTCTTTTACAACGAATACTCAAGACTATGCAACTCAGACAGGGTTGCCACAATCTACAAAGGATGTAGTAGTTCTAGGCGCAGCCTATCGACTGCTCTCATTCCTTGACCCAGCACGTGCCGCACAGGTCAGCCCACAGGCGGATGAGACTGACTCTAAGCGACCATTTGGCGCAAGCCAATCAGCAACAAAGCAACTGTATGCCCTTTACCAACAGCGTCTATCTGAAGAAGTTAAGGCACAGAAGAAGAACTATCCACCTCGTATCCGTTTCAACCGCCGATAAGGAAGCGCAATGACAACACGTAAATACTCCTCACGTTCTCAGCAAACAACCCTGACTGGAACGCTTACATCAGGTGCCACAAGCGCAACAGTAGTATCTGCATCTGCTCTCCTTGGTGGTATCACAATCTCTTCAGGTGAGACATTTACTGTGGTCATTGACCCAGATACAGCCCTTGAAGAAATTGTAGATGTCACAGCCACATCGACCAACAACCTAACAATCGTTCGTGGTATCGATGGCTCAAGCGCACAGGAGCACTCAGCGGGTGCGGTAGTTCGCCATATGGGTATTGGTCGCGACTACCGTGAGGCTAACACCCACATTGAGGCAAGCACTGGCGTACACGGATTAGGTTCTGGAGTTGCAGTAGTCGGAGATAGCACAGCCCAAACTCTGACCAATAAGCAAATCAACGCTGGACTAAACAACATCTTTGGCATTACCAGCAGTATGATTACCGATGGTACAATCATCAACACGGACATCAATGCTGGTGCTGCTATTGCCTACAGCAAGTTGGCTCTGACTGGCTCAATTACCTCATCTGATATTGCAAATGATACAATCGTCAATGCTGACATCAATACTGCTGCAGCCATTGCTGCTACCAAAATTGCAGGTACTGCTGTAACTCAGGCAGATACTGGCACAGTCACAAGCACAATGATTGCCGATGGCACTATCGTAAATGGTGACATCTCAGCGAGCGCGGCTATTGCCCGCACTAAGATTGCTAACCCAACTGCAGATGTATCCAACGGTGGCTACAAATTAACTAACCTTGCTACACCTACAGATAGTACCGATGCATCAACTAAGGGTTATGTAGATACATCTATCGCTAACCTTATTGATGGTGCGCCTAGCACACTCGATACACTCAATGAGATTGCTGCAGCACTTAATGACACAGCGAACTTTGCGGATACCGTAGTCCTAAAGTCCGGTTCAACTATGACTGGTGCCCTTGCTATGGGTACAAACAAGATTACAGGTATGGGCGACCCAACTAGCGCCCAGGATGCTGCAACAAAGAACTACGTTGATACTGTTACAGTTGCACCTAGCAACTTGACTGGTGTTATCACATCTGTCGGCTCAGTTACATCTATTGCATCTCAGACAGGTACGGGAACTAAGTTCGTAGTAGATAATACTCCTACTCTTATCACGCCTGTGCTCGGTGTAGCAACTGCTACATCTATCAATGGAACAACCATTCCATCATCTAAGACACTCGTAGTTACTACAGATAAGTTGTCAGCCCTGGCTGCCACATCTTCATCTGAACTAGCAGGAGTTATCTCTGATGAGACTGGCTCAGGTGCCCTCGTCTTTGGCACCAGCCCTGCAATCTCTGACGCTAAATTGACTCAGACTATCAACGCTCAGACTGGTACAACTTACACATTGGTTCTATCTGACCACGGTAAGTACATAACATTGTCTAACGCATCTGCGATTACTGTGTCAATTCCAACTAACGCAACGGCTGCTATCCCGGTCGGAGCAAGCATCGACCTAATCCAAATCGGTGCAGGACAGGTAACAGTCCAGGCAGCATCATCAGGTACAACAACTGTCTATTCAACTGGTGCAACTGCAGCAGCGCCCAAGACAAGAGTTCAGTACTCTGCTATAACTTTGAAGAAAATTGCAACCGATACCTGGCACGCCATTGGAGACCTTGCCTAATGCAAAATAATGTCGGTATATATGCTTCGCAGATAAGCGGACATCTTTGGGCTCCCAATGGCGCTATGGATGCTTTAAGTACAGTTAATGTTCCATCAGGTGGTTTAGCATCAATAGCATTCAGCGGCATACCAAGTGGATATAAACATTTACAATTGCGCATTTTGTACGGAAACTGGACATCTTCAAATGGTGACGTAAAGATGCGATTTAATTTAGACTCAAGTTCAAATTATTCGCGTCACGGACTGTACGGTAATGGCGCTAACGCTGTTGCCTATGGTCTTGCCAATGAAACATATATCGGCGCTGGATATTTAGTTAATGGCGGGTATGTATCTACAGTCATAATTGATGTCCTCGATTATGCAAGTATTACAAAGTACAAAACAACAAGAACGCTTGAAGGCAGGGATAGAAATGGTTCTGGAGACGTTGCTTTAAGCAGTGGGTCGTGGCGTAATACTTCTGCTGTTTCAACAATAGAACTTACCCCTCCTACTGGAAATTTTCCACAGTACTCTCAATTTGCATTATATGGGGTTAAATAATGGCAACTAATACATACGTAGCGCTTGATATAAAAACAGTAACCAGTGCTGTATCTTCTGTTACCTTTACTTCTATTTCACAAGCATATACTGATTTAGTTTTAGTTGCAAGAGCAACTGGTCAAATTGGTATGACTTTAAATTATAATGGAGATACTACTAGCGGCTTGTATTCCGATACTGGCGTATGGGGCAATGGTACAACTGCTGGCTCCAGCAGAGACTCTAACGGAAATAAAATTTATATAGATTATTCTGGTTCTGCAACCAGCGGAAATACTATTACAAATATAGTTTCCATAATGAATTATTCCAATACAACAACAAATAAAACTTGTTTGGCTAGAAATAATAATGCAGAAAGAGAAGTATCTGCAATTGCTGGATTGTGGCGTAATACAAATGCAATTAGTTCTATAACTGTATCCGCCGACGGTACTAATAATTTTGCTATCGGCTCAACCTTTACCTTGTATGGAATTGCAGCCTGGACTAGCGACTCATCTACAAAAGCATCTGGTGGATATGTAACTTCTGATTCTACATATTGGTATCATACATTTAAGCACTCTGGAACTTTCATTGCTAATGATTCTATTACTGCCGATATATTGCTAATAGCAGGTGGAGGTAGCGGTAATGGTGCTTCAGGTGGAGGTGGAGGAGCCGGTGGCCTTTCATACCTTTCCGGTAAGTCGATTACTGCTGGCAGTTATTCTTGCACTATCGGTGCAGGAGGCGCAGGCGGTAGTTTTAGCAACGGAAGCAACTCAACATTTGTAGGCATTACGTCAAATGGTGGCGGTTACGGAAACAACTCTGCCCAAGCAGCAGGTTCCGGTGGTTCTGGCGGTGGTGGCGGTGAAGGCGCTGCAGGAGGTTCAGCGACCCAAGGAAACACCGGCGGTGCAACTGGTTACGGTAATGCAGGTGGTGGCGGTATTTCTTATGGAACCTACAACCACGGTGGCGGTGGTGGCGCAGGAGCCGCTGGACAACCATCTAGCACGCAATCTGCAGGTGGCGCTGGTGGCGCTGGATTAAATACTTGGTCCTCTTGGGCTACTGCAACTAATACTGGCTCCAATGGTTACTACGCTGGCGGAGGCGGAGGCGGTACTTACGCAGGTACTGGTGGAACTGGCGGAGCAGGTGGTGGAGCCAATGGCGCTGGCGCAACTGTATCCGCAACAGCAGCCGTACCTTATACAGGAGGCGGTGGTGGAGGTGGTGGCTCTACCGGAGTCAGCAGTTCTGGCGCATCAGGAATCCTAATTATTAGATACCCTAAGTAAGGAGAAGTAAATGGCAACGACAGCAAATCACGTTCTACTTCGTAGAATTACTTTAACTGCATCTGCTTCTTCTGTCACCTTTGACTCAATCCCTCAAACTGGTTATACTGATTTGAAGATTGTTGTCAGCGCAAGAACCGATAATAGCAGTGGTTATGGTTCTGGAGTTATTTACTACTACAATGGAGTGACAACCAATCTTTCCACAAGACGCATATATGGTCAAGGTAATGGACCTACTGGTTCGACTGGTGGCACCATTCAATATGGTGGTATGGCCAGTAGTAGCGGTCAGACTGCAAGCACGTTTGGAAGTTCTGAAATTTATATTCCAAACTATGCATCTACATCTACTTATAAGTCATCTAGTGGTGATGGAATTTCAGAAAACAATGCTTCAACAAATCAAATGCAAATGGCTGCTAATTTATGGAGCAGCAATTCTGCTATTACATCAATCACTATTGCAACAGAAGATAGTTCATCTTATTTAGCAGGCTCATCATTTGCACTCTACGGCATAGCCAATGTCAATACCACTCCAGCACTAGCACCTAAGGCTGACGGTGGAGACATCATCAAGACTGATGGCACATACTGGTATCACGCGTTTCTTTCTACTAGCGTATTTAGACCACAATTGAATCTAACTTGTGACTACCTTGTAGTTGCAGGTGGCGGTGGCGGTGGAACTGATACCTATACTGATAGCCGAGGAGCAGGTGGTGGTGGAGCGGGCGGTCTTCGTTCAACTGTAACTGCAACCGGCGGTGGTGGAACATTAGAGTCTGCCATATCTGTAACCGCAAATACTTCTTATACTGTCACCGTAGGTAGTGGTGGAGCAGGAAGTACCGCTGGTGCTAATAGAGGAACAAACGGTAGCGATAGCGTATTTTCTACAATTACATCCACTGGTGGCGGTGGTGGCGGTGGCCACCCTGGTGGTAATAATTACAGCGGTGCAGATGGCGGCTCAGGTGGCGGTGGTGCTAATGGCGCTGCTGGTGGAGCAAGGGTCGTTGGACAAGGCTACGCAGGAGGTTCTGGTAGCGGTGGTGTCATTTACACAGGCGGTGGCGGTGGTGGTGCTGGACAGGCCGGCGCAAATGGAACAACATCATCTGCTGGTGATGGTGGAAATGGCGTACAAATCACAGCACTTGCATCAGCAACTGGCACTGGTAGTAGCAATTACTATGCAGGTGGCGGCGGTGGTCGCGGAAACGGAACCAACGGATTTGGCGGCGCAGGTGGAGGTGGTGCCGGAGGCGGAAGTAATGGTTTCGCAAATGTCGGAGGTGGCGGTGGAGCAACCAGAAACGCTACTGCTGGCAATGGCGGTTCAGGAATTGTAATTATTAGATACCCGGTGGTATAAGGAGATAACAATGGCACACTTTGCAGAAGTAGATGAGAACAATATCGTAACACGTGTCCTCGTTGTACCTGACGACCAAGAGTATCGTGGCGAAGAATATCTTCGTGATGAACTTGGTTTAAGCGGACGATGGATTCAGACAAGTTACAACAACCGCATACGTATGAACTATGCAGGAATTGGCTACACCTATGACCCAGTTGAAGACTGGTTTGTAGCACCTCAGCCTTATCCATCTTGGATTCTAACTCGCGCAGCACAATGGGTTGCACCAGTTAAGTACCCTACCGATGGACTTATGTATCAATGGAATGAAGAGATTACAGATTGGGAACCGATTAACTATGACAACTAAGCCAATGAGACTACACGTTGACCTTAAGACTGGCAAGGAAGAGTACATCGAATTAACCCCTGAGGAAATCAACGAGCGTGAGATTGCAGGCATTGAAGCAGCAACTCGCGCAGAGGAAGAGGCTGCAGCCAAGGCTGCCCTTGATGCACTTAAGGCATCTGCCAAGGCTAAGTTGGTAGCAGGTCAGAAACTGACCGCAGAAGAAGCAGCAGTAATCGTTCTTTAATTTCTATTTAGTGGAGGTGTCCCTTGGCGGGTCGTGATATAACCGAAGGTAGAGCCACGCGTGCTATTGCCGTAGATATTGGTGTAGTTTCTTCTACATCTGTATGGCAGAATACTGACGTAGCCTACAATGTCGCTATCGGCGGCATCCCATTTATTTATGCTATCAATGATTCTCGGCCATACATCCGTCAGACTGCACCTTTCCGTAAGGACCAGTTTGACAATGGCGCAGAGCCAGGTGAGCAATCCCTGACTGGTTGGTGGATTAGAAGTCAGGCATCATTCCATTCAGGTGACGGCATTAAGTTCTATGACCCAGCAACTACTGATGAGAACGGTCACTACCGATTTGCTGACTCACGCGGTATCGATGTCTGGACCAAGGGACAGGTAACCCTACTTAAGAACTCCGCTGCAGGCCACATCACTACAGAAGACTTGCAGTCTAATGGTCGCCCTTGGCAGACCGTCCGTTCTATCAAGTGGAACAACACCTCCGGTGTATTGATGCACGATGGATACGATGTAGATAAGATTGACTCTGCTGGCGAAGAGACACACTTTGTCAATTACAACGCTGGCTCATCTTACCCAGTCTATGCCATCTGCGACGATGGAACTACAGCCTATTGGATTACCAAGATTGATGATGCTGGTGTAATCAAGAGTGCTATGTACAAAAAGCCATTGACTGGCAGCGCAGCAAGCACAGCAGATGAGACACAGATGTGGAAGGATTCTTCCAACGTAGTCTCTAATGCGATTATGGAATACGTCAAAGAGCGTATTGTTCTCTGCCTTAACAACAAAGTCTATGAGATGTCATCGAGCGCATCGGCTCTGCCTACTGCTCTCTACTCACATCCAGCATCTAGCCACGTCTATACATCTATCACAGCCTCTGGCCCTGCTATCTATATTGCAGGATACAACGGCATTCAATCTACCATTCAGAAATTCACACTATCTACAGCAGGTGTGATGCCTACCCTGACTAGCGCTGTAGTAGCAGCCGAGTTGCCAGTGGGCGAGATTGTCCATAAGATTTACTACTACCTTGGCTATATGATGATTGGCACAAACAAGGGTGTGCGTGCTGCCACAGTCTCTGACCAAGATGGCTCAATCACCTACGGTCCTCTGATTGTAGAAACAAGCCAGCCTTGCTATGACTTTGCTGCCCGTGACCACTACATCTGGTGTGCTACATCTGTAGCCGGAAACCCTGGCACAATCCGCATTGACCTATCTAATGAGTTAGAGCCACTGCGCTTTGCTTGGGCAAACGATATCTACTACGGTGGAGTCACTGGTCGTCACACTACATCGTGTGCATTCCTTAATGGAACAGACCGTCTTGCCTACACAGCACAAGGTCTGACTAAGGGTGGCTTGATTGTCAATAAGGCACTGACATCTAACGTTGCAACACTGACTACATCTAGCGCCCACGGCTTTGCCGTCGGCAATTTAGTGTGGGTAGAGGGCGTTGATTCAACCTTTAACTCAGCGAATGTATCTCCATACGAGCCATTTACAATTACCGACGTTACTGAATTTACATTCTCATATGCCCGCACTGCAGGCAACATATCATCTACTGCAGTATCTAGCGCCCTCGCCCGCGCACAGTCACCTGGCGCTATCTATATCGAGGCAGAAAGCGAACTAATGCCTAGCGGATACCTGACTACAGGTAACATCCGGTACGGAACTCTTGAGCCTAAGAACTTTAAGCGTCTTCTTGGACGCGGTGACTTCCGCTATGGCTCAATGACTCTTGAGACAGTAGATAAAGACTTAGTTGAGTATGACCATATTGCGTATGACGCAACAGTTACACCGATTGAAGTAACAACATCTTCTCCTGCCACAGCGCAGGAATATGTAGCATATAAGTTCATTCTCAATCGTGATGCTACTACCACAAGTCAGGGTCCTATCTTCAAGGGATACCAGGCTAAGGCAACTATCGCTACCCCACGTCAGCGAATCATTCAGTTCCCTGTCTATTGCTATGACACAGAGATAGACAAGTACAATGTAATGGTTGGCTACGAGGGCCGAGCATTTGACAAACTCCGCACACTAGAAGACTTAGAGGCAGGCGGAGACGTAATCACTTGGCAGGACCTTGACACTAAGGAATCACGCCAGGCTGTTATCGAAGAGATTAAATTCACCAGACTCACACCACCTGACAAGCGCTTTGATGGGTACGGTGGAGTGCTAACAATCACAATTAGGACGGTCTAATGAGTGCAGCAGAGTGGGCAGGATTTGCCGTAGCAATAATGACATTGATTGCTGGATTTACTGCAGCAATTAAATGGTTAGTAGAACACTACCTGAGTGAGTTAAAACCTAATTCAGGCAGTTCAATGAGGGACGCAGTTAATATCAACACCGAGCGATTGGACCGAGTTGAACAACGCGTTGACCAGATTTACCACTTCCTCTTGGAAGATAAAAGCAAGTAAGTACGCAGCAGTAGTCTTAGGACTATTCATTGGCTTTGGCTTTATGGGCTCAGCCAATGCCGCAATGACACCTATGGTTCAGGTCACCTGTACCAATGGCACCTTTAATGTTGGTTGGGATAACGACAATCAATACTTTGCAGATAAAGGAAACATCGCTGCATTCTATTGCCAGATAGTTCATAACACTGGCTATATATCAGATAACCTTAGCGACCCGACTCTGAGATACTATCTGGGTGTGCTACCTCAGGATAGCCAGACGACCACGAATGAGACTCATACTGTGCAAGTTCCGGCTTCTCAGGAAACGTCAACTTCCCCTTCTTCACCTCAAGAAACAGAGACTCCAGTAAGTGTTCCCGAGTCTGTTGCTCCTCTACCAGTTCCTGATACTGTGACTGCCACTGTTGATTCTGAGAGTGTAACTTCTGATTCTCAGACAGCAGAAACTCTTTCATCTCCTTCAACTCAAGATACAAGTTCTGTAGTCTTACCACCTCAGGATTTGGTTCTCGAGACTGTAACTGTCGTTGATACGCAGACATCTGAATCCAACACACAAACCATCCCGTCAGAAACAGAAACGTCGCCCATAGAAACTCCATTGCCTACTCCAATCCCTGTAGTGGAACCTCAACCAATCGTTCCTTCTCAGCCAGTCGTTGTTGAACAACCGCAGCCTCCGGCTCCAGAACCTCAACCTGAGCCTCTGCCTGAACCAGAGCCTGAGCCTTCTCCTGAGGAGACAGATACGGAGGTTCCATTAGAGGAGCCGACTTCGGAAGAGCAGCCAGTTGCTGAAGAGCAATCGCCTGTCGAAGAACCTTCTGAACATCCAGTAGAAGAAGAAACGAATGAGTCTCCAATTGAGGAGCCAGAGATTCAGGAACCTCTCGAACCAAATCCTGTGCCCGAGATTGAGCAATCTGCAACGCCTGAACCAACATCTCAACCTGAAATTGCATACGAACCTCCAACAGTCACGCTAGACAATGGAGTTATCTTAACACAGGAGGAGGCCGTAGCCGTAGCGCTACTGCAGAATCCAGCAGAGTTACTCTCTGAATTATTTACAGACCCAGGTGCGGTACTCAGCGCACTCGGTTCAGTAGGGGCGGATATGTCACCTGAGGTACGAGAGAAGTCCGAGAAGGTTCTCGTATCAGCGGTGATTGTAGGAAACATAGCCACCCAGGCAGCAGCCGTAGCAGGCGCTGCAGCATACAGGAGAAACCCATAATGAAGAACTTCCTCTCAGATATCGTCAATCAAATTTGGACACTCCTAGGTATGTTCATTGCCTGGGTTGTTCTAGAAGGTTCAGCCAAAGATGTAGTCGGATATTTCATTCTGATATCCCTATTCATCTGGGTTATCACCTTCAAACTACGTAACCCAAAGGATGAGTAATGGATACATTCAAGAATGTAATGATGCGTATTCTCGCTGTAATCGCAGCAGAAGCGCTAGGAGTAATCGGTGCTGGCTCACTCGTTGGCATTGAGGTATGGCAGGCAGCAGTCCTTGCAGGTGCCCTAGGTGCAGCAAGAGTACTCGAAGCACTTGCACGGTTCTACCTCGCTGATGGTTCTCTATCGGCTGAGGAAATCAATCAGGCATTTGCCAAGGTGGATAAGAAAGCGAGCGAATAATATGGGTCAGCGTAATGACTTCATCAATGTAGCAAGAGGAGAACTCGGTGTTATCGAGGGACCTAAGGATAACGAGACAAAGTATGGTGCTTTTACTAAGGCTAACTTCTTGCCTTGGTGTGGCTCCTTCGTGAATTGGTGTGCAAATGAAGTGGGACTTAAGATTCCTAATGTGGTCAGCACGGTTAAAGGCGCTCAGGCGTTCATTCAAAAGAAGCAATGGGAGAAGGTAGATGAAGCGACTCCACTACCTGGCGATATTGTTTTCTTTGATTTTCCCAACGATGGTGTTGACCGTATTAGTCACGTTGGAATCGTGGTTAAAGACAACGGAGACGGAACTGTAACTTGCATCGAGGGTAACACCTCACCTGACAAGAAGGGTGACCAGCGCAACGGCGGTCAGGTCTGCAAGAAGATTCGTGCTTACAAGAAGAAGAACGGACCTACCCTCAAGAAGTCCCTGCCAGTATATATCGTAGGCTTTGGCAAGCCAGTGTTCAAGTCCTAAGGAGGACCTATGTTCGACAAAGAAAAAGCAAAGCAGATTGCCCTCTCATACCTACGTGCAGCAGCAGCCTCAGTGGTTGCCCTCTACACAGCAGGTCAGCACGACCCTAAGGTATTGGCTACTGCCTTCCTTGCCGGTCTTGTAGGCCCAATCCTCAAGGCGCTAGACAAGTCAGCACCTGAATTCGGACGCAAGGCATAGCCCTACAGTCCCCTTTAAACGCCTTCTAAGGCGGTTTTAAGACACTTTGACCCCTATTCGCTTCCGCGAGTGGGGGTCATTTTGTCATTCTCCTGGAAAGTTGTACAGAATTATGTACATATTTTGGGGTGATTCTCGGCGTGTCGCAGAGGGATTTACCAGTCAGAGTCTGTGTATAATTAGATTTATTAATTATTAATAATATATATAGGCGCGGAGCGCCTTATATAATATATATAATTAATATATAATATAATAGATTTAGATAGTTCCCTCTCATTGAGTCACCTCCTGTCCTCTGAGGGGGGACTATCTAACAACCACTAGACGGAGGAAAAATGTTTAAGTTTATTAAGCGACGCAAGATGCAGCAACTAACCCAGCGAGCAGTAGTCGATTGGGTCAGTGACCTAGATAGCCTGATAATTCTTATCGAGCACGACCTCGCACAGATTCGTGCTGACCTTGAAGACCTCACTGACTTTGTTGAGGATAACCTTGATTAAGTTAGAAGAGTACGTGCTCCCTGAGCACATCTCATATTCATCATTCACAACCTACTTGAGTTGCGGATATCAGTACTACCTCGGTAGGCTATTGCAAGTACCAGAGGAACCATCCATCTGGTCAGCAGGAGGACGAGCATTTCACCTAGCGACGGAGTTATATGACCGCGACAACGACTAATGAACTGTGGCACAAGGCTTGGCTACAGGAAACTGATGGACTAGATTTCGCCACTGCAAGACGGGCAGGGCGAGCCACCAAAGAAAATCCTAACAAAGAGGATGGCGAGTGGTGGTACAAGAACGGCTCCATTTGGGTAGATAACTACATCAAGTGGAGGAAGAACAATCCTGATTGGAAGATATGGACCACACCTCAGGGTGCCAGAGCCATTGAGTTGGAACTAAATCCAATCATCGCAGGCGTTAAAGTCAAAATGTTTATCGACCGTGTGTTTGAGGTTAATGGGCAACTTGTGATTGTCGACCTCAAGACCAGCGCACGGCGACCAACATCTGACCTTCAGTTGGGTTTCTATAAAATAGGAATCGAAATGATGACAGGCGCATCAGTCAATCTAGGCAACTACTGGATGTCTCGTGAATCGGGGACAGGAGAGATGATTGACCTAAGTAGATACACACTAGACTCACTGGAGTATATGGTGGCGGGCTTTGATAAGGCTCGGAAGTCTGGTATATTTCTACCGAACATACAATCGTGCAATATCTGCGGAGTAAAGCAGCATTGCCAATTCACAAAGGAAAATAAATAATGGCTAACGAAGACTGGAAGGTACAGTGGAGTTTCAAATCTCCATCTGGCGACCTCATCAACGTCCGCGCTAACAGCGTGGAAGAACTATCAGTATTGCTTGAAGGTATCGCTGAGGTATCAGGTCAAGCAGTATCAACTCAGAAGGTAATCGGTGCCGCGTATAACGCAGCCCCTTTATCGACGAACGCTTCTGCTACAGACACTCCGCCTTGGGCTACATCACCAACAACCCAGGCAGCACCAGTATCCGCTGGGGCACCAATGGCGACCCCACCGCAACAGTCGGCTCCTACGTGCATCCACGGTCCAAGAAAGCACTTGAGCGGAGTCAGCAAGAAGAACGGCAAGCCTTACTCAATGTGGGTTTGCACCCAACCGCAGGGCGCGGACCAGTGCGCACCAGCGAACTAACGCAGGATAAATTAATATAGGATTGGTGAAGGGGTAGTTATTAGGGGAAGGTGACTGCCCCTTCATCAACATTAGACAGGAGAAGTCAATTGGAAAAAACTTTAGAAGTACATTTGCAAGAACTGCGTGAGCAGATTGCTCAAGAGATTGAACAAGTTGCAAAAGAAAACGATACTCAGATTATACCTTTGGGTATTGCGCTTTCTATCGCAAGGGATGCTAAGTGAAGACCCTTGTACGCACAGTCGGCAGGTCCGACTCAGGTGGCGAACCGCTACCATCAGTATTCAAAGCATTCGATGCTAATAAGATTACACCACGCAGAGCAGAAGTCTCTATGTTTGCAGGGGTTCCAGGTGTAGGTAAATCCACCCTCTCACTTGCAATGGCACTACATATGGGTGTGCCTACCCTCTACATCTCGGCAGATACCAACGCACACACTATGGCTATGAGACTAGCCTCTATGATTAGCGGTAAGAATCAGACAGATGTAGAACAGTTGATGAACACTGACCCTGACTGGACTAAGGCTGTGCTCAACAAGAGTCGTCACATTGTCTGGTCATTCGAATCTAGCCCAACGCTAGAGGATATAGTCGAAGAGGTTATGGCATTCGAAGAACTCTGGGGCACTAGCCCTGAGGCTATCTTCATCGACAACCTAATGGACATTGCCACAGACGGGGGCGAAGAGTTTGCCTCTATGCGTGCGGTTATGAAGGAGTTAAAGTACCTTGCTCGTGCTACTAACGCTGCTATTATTATCCTACATCACACTTCTGAGGGTGTGCCTGGTGCGCCTTGCCAGCCACGTTCCGCCCTCCAAGGCAAGGTCGCTCAGTTACCTGCTCTCATATGCACTCTTGGTGTTGTTGGCACTTCTATGGCTGTCGCTCCTGTAAAGAATCGGTATGGCAGAGCGGATGCCAATGCAAATCTGATATGCTGGTTGGCGTTCAATCCAGAGTGGATGTATATGGCAGACTTGCCAGATAGCGTAGGGATATAAATGATAAGAGAAGAAGAAGACGACCTAACACAAGAGATGCGCCAGTTAATTCTTGCCAAGGCAGATGAATTGATTGCAACTTACATCTCAAAGATTGAAGATGCAAAGCCACCAGTAACTGATGACTTCACCGAAGGTGTCAATGCTGGTATGAACTGGGCTATTCGTATCTTGAATAAGGATAAGAGTGCATCGTAGTGCCTAGTCAATCGAGGAAGCATAGGGGATATAGAAGTCAGAAGGTGGGTGCTATGCACCTTGCCGAATCTATCTTCCCTTATGCTGAATCAACAGGTGCTGGGCGTAGCGGTAGTGATATCACTGGCACGCCTGGCATCGACTGGGAAGTAAAGGCTCGCACTGGATTTAATCCTAGTGCAGTAATGAAACAATTAAAAGATAGAGAGTCAGGCAATCTAGGGATTGCACTGCTCCGATTAAATGGACAGGGGGAACAAAGCGTGGGAGATTGGGTATGCCTACTCAGGTTCGATGATGTAATAGAGTTACTTAAGAAGGCAGGTTATGGTGAGAGCAATTGACAACGACCTACCTTCAGTCAAAGCAATCCTTGAACACTACGGAGCCAGCCTTCGTTCTGACCACGGACAGATTAACTTACGGTGTCCCTTCCACGGTGACTCACACCAGAGTGGTACGGCGAACTTGGACAAGAACATCTTCATCTGCTTCGCCTGTGGAGTACAAGGAAATAGTTTGCAACTCATATGTCAGCAAGAGGGGGTAGATATACGTGAAGCAAAGCGTATCGCAGAAGGAATTACTGGGACGAGCAGCAAAAAAGTACGCAGCGAGTATTCATCAGGCGCAAGATTACCTAGAAAACAGAGGAGTCACAGCGGAAGTAGCACGTCAGGCTTGGCTCGGCGTAGTTACGGAACCTGAGGTAGGTCACGAGCAGTACGCAGGTCGCCTTGCTATCCCTTACATCACTAAGACTGGTGTGGTAGATATCAGATTCCGCTCACTCAACCCAGCGGTAGAGCCTAAGTATATGGGTATGCCTGGGTCAGATACCAAGATGTATAACGTGCTAGATATAGAACGTGCTGGCAATTACATTGCCATATGTGAAGGCGAGATAGATACTATTACTCTATCTAAGTGTGTGGGAATCCCAGCAGTGGGAGTACCTGGCTCTAATGCGTGGAAGAAACACTACACAAGATTGCTCGCAGACTTTGAGCGAGTCTTTATCTTTGCAGATGGAGATACATCAGGTCGTGACTTTGCTAATGCACTTACCCGTGAGTTGCCGGTGACTGTGGTAAATTTACCAGATGGTGAAGATGTCAATTCAATGTACGTATCTCACGGCGCTGAGTGGTTCAAGTCAAAGGTAGATGTATGACCCACGATGAATTGATATCTACCATCAACAATGGCATCACGATGGTTGGACAAAGGATGGCAACGCACGAAGAGGATGCGCTTCTATATCGCAAAGCCCTTCGTGCAGTAGTGGAATTACATCAGCCCTACAAGAATGGTGCTTGCGCTGGATGTGCTACAGATTATGCGGTAGAAAACATTTGGACATATCCCTGCCCAACTATTCAGGCGATAACCGAGGAACTTAAATGACTCACGATGAATTGCTGACAAAGAAATACCCCAATGCCAATAATGCTCAGATTCAGATGGCTGAATTATCTGAATCATATTGGCGCAAAAGAATTGCCAAAGAACTTTTAGATGCTATGAACTGTTCTTGTGAAACCTACGATGATTGGGTTGATGCTAAATTGAATAATCGTCCAACAAAAGAGCGATTTAACTGGTGCGAGCATCACAAATTAGCCCAGGTTGCAGAGTTTGGAGTGTATTACTGATGACACACGATGAATTGCTGGCAAAGATAGAAAACAATGGAACTTTAGAAACTGAATTAATATGCACTTGCCCACACAAAGAAGTTAAAGAAATAAAAACAAGACCGCATAGAAACGATTTAGCCCTGCGTGCAGTAGTGGAGATTTTAAAATCCTATAATGATGGGGTGCAGCGAGTCAATCCAGAGTTTAATCAGGGCGTACTTGCTCTATCTAATATCATTAAAGATGCTATAGAAAAAGAGTTGGCGTGAGCGACGAGCATCTACCTGAGCGGTACTGTCACGAGTGCAATACGGAGTTCGAAGATTCCTTTGCACTGATAGACCACTTGCTACCAGAGGATGAAGAGTTCGACCCGTACTACCTGTTGCCCAATGGGTTCAAGTTGATGATGGGTTCGCTACTGCGCTACATCTATGGTCACGCAGAGAAGCCAGATAAGATTCGCAACCTCGCACAATCTACATACATCACGCTCTTTGCAGCGGAGATGGAGTATGAAGGAGTCGAGGAGTTGGTAGAAGATATGGTAGTATCCCAAGCGATGTCAGGACTTGACACGGAACTAGAAAAGTTATTGAGGACAGATGACGACGAGAGCAGAGAGTGAAGAGATATGGCAGATTATAACCCTACTGGCAAACCAAGGCTTGAACGTGCAGGCGTACAGCGTGGAGGGCCACTACCTCAAGGTAACCCTATCAGTTCCACTTTTGAGCAGGATGTAAGGGATACACTCAAGGAGTTGGGTGACCTGCTTATCTCTAAGCACCGTGACTACGGGCCTAAGAACATCTCTCAGTCTCCAGGTGGTCCGCTCAATGGACTGCGTGTGCGTATGCACGATAAGACTGCACGCATTAACAACCTGCTAGATAATGGTGGTGCTGCACAACACGAACCACTAGAGGATTCATTCAAAGACCTTGCTAACTATGGTATAATAGGCTTACTTGTTTTGCGAGGAAAGTGGGATAAATGAAAGAGCAGGAACTATTCAACTGGCTTAAGGAGAATAAGTTCCCCGACCTCATTCACTCCCCTGAAATCTATGATGGCTTTGACTGTACCTCTGAGGCGCAGAAGTTATTCATTGAATTAAAATCAAGGCGAACGCATTACCCTGACTTACTGATTGAGAAGATGAAGTATGACTTCTTGTTATCCGAATCAAGTAAGTTGGGGCTTTCGCCTTGGTATATTAACTGGACACCAGAGGGTATCTACGCATTCAATCTGCTACAATTGCAGAGTGAGATAGTATGGAATGAGAAGTGGCTACCTTCCACCACTGAGTTTGCTAACAAGAATAACAAGATGAAGTTAGTCGGCTTCATCCACATAGACCAGGGGTTCAAGTTACTATGAAAATTAGTATCACAATACCGGAGGCAATAACCTCTGATGAATTTGGTACAGAGTACAAGGTGAAGTCTCTCTACCCATCAGGTAAAAGAGTATATATGAATGGCCAGCACGCAGGCTGGGCGCTATGGGTTGGACCAATCCTTATCAACGTGATTAGGAAATACCGATGATTGAATGGGCACGCATTGAGGCGTGGCAGTATGTGATTGACTCAGTAGCCAGTGAGTATCACCGTAAGTTTAGCGATATAGATATCGAAGATATCAGACAATCACTCTATCAGTGGTTCGTTGAGCACCCTAATAAGTTAGATGCCTGGGAGGCTATCGGTCACAAGGATGCGAAGAACTTAATCTATCGCTCACTACGTAACCAAGCGCTCGATTACTGCCAGCATTGGAAGGCTAAGAGCGGTGGCTATGAGGCAAGCGATGTCTTCTACTATGAAGCATCTATGGTTGAAGCGTTGCTACCTGCTGTCTTGCGCAAGGAGCACGGC